ATGCAAACCGTTATTTTTGGTCGTCCGGGTTGCCCTTACTGTGTGCGTGCAAAAGATCTGGCTGAGAAATTGAGCAATGAACGCGATGATTTTCAGTATCAGTATGTAGATATTCGTGCGGAAGGGATCACTAAAGAAGATCTACAACAAAAGGCAGGTAAACCCGTAGAAACCGTGCCGCAGATTTTTGTCGATCAGCAACATATCGGCGGCTATACCGATTTTGCTGCATGGGTGAAAGAAAATCTGGACGCCTGATCGTCTGACAAGCCCTCGCGTTGAGGGCTTTACTGATTTTTTCTGTGCTGTGGTTTAAACAAACTACTGATAAATAAGAAACACAGTGCCCCCAGCGCACACCAGAACACCGCGCTTAGTAACCATGCCAGCTCTTGCCAGAATGAGCGCGTCGGTGAAAAAAACAGCCGCATAATGAGCATCGAACAGGGTGCCGCCAGCATTGCGCCAAACAGAGGTTTCAGGACTTCTCTACGCTGTGAAAAGAAGCTGGCGACTGCTCCAGGAAGAATGAAAAATAGCAAGCCGATTTCAGGATGCCCGGCAGCCCGAAAAGCGCCTTTCATGTGCGTCGCCAGAAAAAGGCACACCACAATGAAGAGGACAAAACAGCAGATTGCCCCCGCCCAACGTTGTTTATGTTTCACTCGTTCCTCCTGACACTGCGTCTATCGAACACATTTTTCGCCAGTGTGGCGTTCAGTAAGATAAAGCCGCTTCGCATTCCATGCTAATATAGGCCAACGCAATTCATATAGCCGTTGATACCTAATGTGATTACACTAGTAAAATATATTGTTACTTTACTATCGTTTAGGTGCGCTGAATGAATCTGCGCCCTGAATTCTGGTAAAAAACATTATCGTAAATTACCATTTCTTTCAACAGCTTACTAGTAAACAAGAAGTTAGCCTCCGTGAATATAAACGTCGCCGAATTGTTAAATGGGAATTACATTCTGTTATTATTTGTGGTCCTCGCGCTTGGGCTATGTCTCGGAAAGTTACGACTTGGTTCGATCCAACTGGGTAATTCCATTGGCGTTTTAGTCGTATCGCTGTTATTAGGCCAACAACATTTCAGCATTAACACCGATGCGCTTAATCTTGGCTTTATGCTGTTTATTTTCTGCGTCGGGGTCGAAGCCGGACCGAACTTTTTTTCCATTTTTTTTCGCGATGGGAAAAATTACCTAATGTTAGCACTGGTGATGGTTGGCAGTGCGCTGGTGATCGCCTTAGGGTTAGGTAAGCTGTTTGGCTGGGATATTGGCCTGACGGCCGGTATGTTAGCAGGCTCTATGACGTCGACACCGGTTCTGGTCGGTGCTGGCGATACACTGCGTCATTCCGGCATGGAAAGCAGGCAGCTCTCACTGGCACTGGATAATCTGAGCCTCGGGTATGCCTTAACCTATTTAATCGGTCTGGTGAGTTTGATTGTTGGTGCGCGTTACTTGCCGAAATTGCAGCATCAGGACTTACAGACCAGCGCCCAGCAAATCGCCCGCGAACGTGGCCTGGACACTGATGCCAACCGTAAGGTTTATTTACCGGTGATCCGCGCCTATCGCGTCGGCCCGGAGCTGGTGGCCTGGACCGACGGCAAAAATCTGCGTGAACTGGGTATTTATCGACAAACCGGCTGCTACATTGAACGTATTCGACGTAACGGGATTCTGGCAAATCCAGACGGTGATGCCGTGCTACAAATGGGCGATGAAATAGCGTTGGTAGGCTATCCCGACGCCCATGCCCGACTCGATCCCAGCTTCCGTAACGGTAAAGAAGTTTTCGATCGTGACCTTCTCGACATGCGTATCGTCACTGAAGAAGTGGTCGTTAAAAACCATAACGCTGTAGGTAAACGTCTCGCACAACTGAAGTTGACCGATCACGGTTGCTTCCTTAACCGCGTCATTCGTAGCCAGATTGAGATGCCGATAGATGACAACGTCGTGCTTAACAAAGGTGACGTTTTACAAGTCAGCGGTGATGCCCGTCGCGTAAAAACCATCGCCGATCGCATCGGCTTTATCTCGATTCACAGCCAGGTCACTGACCTGCTGGCATTTTGCGCCTTCTTTGTTATTGGGCTGATGATCGGGATGATCACCTTCCAGTTCAGCACATTCAGTTTCGGCATGGGGAACGCTGCCGGGTTGTTATTCGCCGGAATTATGCTGGGCTTTATGCGTGCTAACCACCCGACCTTCGGTTACATTCCGCAAGGTGCATTAAGCATGGTGAAAGAGTTCGGCTTGATGGTGTTTATGGCAGGCGTTGGTCTGAGCGCCGGTAGCGGTATTAATAACGGCCTGGGCGCGATTGGCGGTCAGATGTTGATTGCCGGATTAATTGTCAGTCTTGTGCCCGTGGTTATCTGTTTCTTGTTCGGTGCTTATGTATTGCGAATGAACCGCGCACTGTTGTTCGGCGCAATGATGGGCGCACGCACCTGCGCGCCGGCAATGGAGATCATCAGTGATACAGCTCGCAGTAACATCCCTGCGCTGGGCTACGCGGGCACCTACGCAATCGCCAACGTCCTGCTGACGCTGGCAGGGACAATCATCGTCATGGTATGGCCAGGATTAGGATAAAACTGAAGTTGCCCTGAAAATGAAATTTTTTTGCACAACCGCAGAACTTTTCCGCAGGGCATCAGTCTTAATTAGTGCCACTGCTTTTCTTTGATGTCCCCATTTTGTGGAGCCCATCAACCCCGCCATTTCGGTTCAAGGTTGATGGGTTTTTTGTTGCCTGAAATTTATTCTTTTTAAAATCATGATGTTAGACGCACTGTTTTTTAATGATGGCGACAAATTGGCGGCAGAGTCAAAGAGAGAGCGCCCCCTGTCCTGATTTCATTGGATGCGGCTGAACCGGATTTGACTCTTTTGGCGTTGCAATCGAACGAACAAAAGTTTCATGGGTTACAAAAGTATGGCTGCAGTTAATATTCTGGCACTGGTTGTAACGCTCTTTGGTCAATGAAGATACCTGAAAACTGCTGCGAGTATGGGCGGCACTTCCACACAGTGGGCAAATCATCATTTTTCGAGTTCTCCCCATTTTTGCTAAATTCACAATAATGATACCGCATTATTCCATTTTGCAAACTTAAAAGTTCTCCATTGCGAAGAATCATTCCATTTCGAAATCATCAATCCTCACTTCAAGCTCCAGACTGGTCGTAAAACCATTATCCGGGCTGACGGTATGTGTCAGAGTCGTAATGGTCCATTCCGCATCATCTATCGGCTGTTTAAAACCACTGACCTTCACAGGCATTTCCGTGTAGAGATCTGCCCGCCCTTCTGCCAGTTGTAGAGAAAATGACGCAACGCCGCGTTGCAGGCGTTCCCACTGCATTTTCGCTGCTCGTTCGGCGTTGCTCCGGTTGGCATAAGTGCGATTAAGTACCAGCACGTTTTCATCCGTACCCACCAGGTAATCGCCCTGCTTCGCTTCTGGCTCTTTCTTCTGCTTCTTAGTTCTGCGCTTACGCTTCACCGTGGTGCTTTCTTTCTTCGCAGGTTCGCGGGTATGCAACCAGCTGGCAATTACGCCCGTGTAGGCTCCGCGATCTGCCAGGGTAAAGCGGTGACTGTCGCCGTCCTTACGTGTGATAGTGATCACCGGCAGTGGTTTACCGCTAGCACTTTTACCCTGTCCCTGCCGGATGAATAACAGATTGCCATTTTTCACCGACGCAATAGCACCGTACTGGCGCGCCAGCCGCATCAGAAAACTGCCGTCACTCTCATTAGTCTGGTCTATATGCTCCACAGGCTTATCCGACAGGTCTTTACCCAGTGCCATCTTCAGCTTGTGACGTACGGCTATTTCCTTCACTACTTCCCCGACGGTGGTCTTGTGCCACGACTTTTCACGGCGGGTATTCAGCGTTTCACGAAAATCAGCACTTCGCGCCCGAATAGTCAGGCGGTCCGGTGCGCCAGTGTGTTCAATCTCGTCCACCGTGAATGCCCCTTTCGGGAAAAGCGGCTGCCCCTTCCAGCCCAGCGCCAGCGTAATGACCGCACCACGGCGCGGCAGCACGATTTTTCCGTCGGCGTCGTCCAGCTCCAGATCAAGCTGGTCCGCTTCAAAGCCCCGATTGTCCGTCAGCGTCAGACTCATCAGACGGTTATCCAGCACAGTGGTGATATCCCTGCCCTCAATACTGATACTGAATGCCGGAGTTTTGTTGCCTTTGTTAAGCAGTTCAGAGCTGAAATTCACGGCAGCAGCCCTCCCACCGTTTTACTGATATCGCTTAAGGCAGATGTTGCCATGTCCTGCAGATTATTCAGCTGCGCACTGAGATCACCAAACATATCGGACAGGGATTCATCCACCCGTTTGAGCGACAGGGTGAACTCAATCCGGCGCGGCATACCGTCGCGGAAAAACTCCGTTTTGGTCTGATTCAGTCCCTCAATCACATACATGCCGTAAATCGTGCCGCTGCCTTCAATCAGGGGCCATGCTTTCCCCTGCTCTGCCATCTGCTCCAGTGCCAGCAATGACAGCCTGCCGCCTGTTATCTCCGGCATAAGAACACCAGAAAGCGTCAGCATGTCGTTGTCCGGTCCCAGAAACTGCGTGGATGGACGACGATTTACCCGACTGTTAGCCGCATGTCGCCAGCTGCGCTGATACTGCAGTTCCTGATACGGCACGGTGCGCAGCATAAACACGTACAATCCCAGCACCATCATCATGCGTCGTATCCCCCCTGATCGCTGTAGTTACTCCTGGCTTTTGCCTTCAGCCTGCGTTCACGTTCATCAAGCTGGCGGGCCACCTCCCGCGCAATATCCTGCGCACTTTGTCCTGGCTGCGTCTGAATGATGATCTGCGTCGGTGCCTCAATCCGTTGAACGGGCGGCACAGTGGCTGCACGACTCACCATCGCTTCGCCGCCTTTCGCGGGAAGTGCCAAAGGATGTAACGGTGGAAGCTCTGTAGGCGCGGCAGCAACGCCCATCATTCCGGCAACAACCGCAGCCAGTGCAGCGGTATTTCTCCGGCTGGTCACGTTTGCCGGGCCGTTGACAATTTCCGGCCCGTTTTCACCGACGATGCCAAACTGCCCGCGCGGGATATAGCCGCCGCTGTCATACATCCCCGCAAAGCCATATCCCCATGACGGAAAACCACCCGATGGCATCATCACTTTACCGTCTGCATTCACCGTCGCAGGTTGCTGACGCGTCACGCTTTCCGGCAGTTTCGCCTTTGCGGCCTCTTTACTGACAATGCCGAGCTTCTCCAGCAACCAGGAAACGCCGGATTTCAGTGAGTCCAGCGGATGCATGACCATATTCAGCCCTTCCGCCAGTGCCTCCCCGAATCGTCGCCCCATTGCCGCTGCACTCTGCAGTTCGGCAGAGGTCGACTTAACGGGCGTCAGCAGATCAGTAAACCAGCCCCACAGCGCCTGCACTTTGTCGCCAATCCACTGAAACACAGGCTTAAGTGGTTCGAATGCAGCACTGATGGGACCTGCCGCCGCTTTGAATCCTTCCACCACGCCACCGAGAAATGCGGTGATGGGTTGCCAGTATTTCCAGACAACCAGCGCCACGCCCGCCAGTGCAGTAACCACAAGACCTATCGGACTGAGCAGAGCACCTAACAGACCAGATACGGCATACAGAGCAACGCGCAGCATCGCCAGCGGACCGGATGCCAGCACTCGCAGCACCGCGCCTGCGGCGGTCAGTCCACCGCGCAGTACCGCCAGTGGATTCATAAACATCACAGCAACCGCACGTAAACCGGATAATCCAGACCGCAATAGTGCAACCGGCGCACCTGCTACAGTTTTCAGGACATTTCCCGTCAGTGATGCCGTACGGCGCAAAGACGACAACGGCGCAGTAAGTAAACCCGCTGCGTTACCCGATGAAGCAAGCCCGCGTCGCAGCACTGCCAGTGGAGCGCCAGCCAGCCAGGACAACGCGCTGCTGGTTCGTGTTACTGCTGCCGTAACGGAAGGTAACGTTTTGATGCCCAGCACAGAGAATCCCAGACGGATGACTGCCAGCGGCCCCAGCACTGCAGCCAGCGCCACAGCCAGGGTGCCGAGTCCTACGGTAACCGCAGCCACAATAGCGGCTACTTTCATCAGTGTGCCCGTCAGTTCCGGGTTAGCTTCCACCCAGCGACGCAACGCTCCCGTAACGCTTTTCACCGTGTACAGAATATCCATCAGCGGCTGGCGCAGCGTTTCGCCCAGGCTGCTGAAGGTATTCTGCGCTCCGGTTTTAACCAGCAACCACTGAGCAGAAAGTGAGTCCTTGTTGATGTCGGATTCTTTCTGCATGGAACCGAGCGCATCATTGCCCGCTGTCAGTTTTAGCTGGCGCTGCAGTTCCGGCAGGTTGTTTGCCAGTTTCGCCGCGTCATCACCAAACTCTTTACCAAACAACATGGTCATGGCAGCCAGACGCTTGTCCTGCGGCAGTGCGTTCACCTTCTCCAGCACACGCTGGATAGTTCCCATCGCATCCTTCGTCATCTGCTTTTCAATCACTTCAGGATTGAGTTTCAGCAGATTCATCCCTTCAAAGAAACTCTTGCTTTGCATGGTGGCAATGGACAATTCACGCACCATCGCGTTTGCTGCACTGGCTGCAACCTCCGGCGCAGCGCCCAGTGTCAGAAAGGTGGAACCCAGTGCCGCCGCTTTACGATAATCCAGACGGTCAGCCACACCGCCCAGACGTTGCATCACATCAATGATGTCCGCCCCTTTCGACATGGCGTTATCATCCAGATAGTTCAGTGCATCGCCGAGCTGTTCAATATTGCGGGTAGGTATTTTGTAGAGCTGGGCGATTTTCCCCAGACTTTCTGACAGTTCATCCGCTGGCAGCTCAAAGGCTGTTGCCGCCTTTGCTGCCGTACTGGCGAAGGCCAGCAGGTCACGTTTCTGGTCTTCCCAGCTGTCGTCAGGGTTTGCGACGTTCATGCGCGCACCACCTTCAACCAGTGCAGCGAAATCCACCGCACCGTTTTCCATCGGCAACTGTTCGCTGGCAGCCTTGATGGCATCCTGCATTTCATAAAAACGTGCAGTGCGGTTGCCATTATCGTCACGCAGACCATTGACCTGCTTTGCCACACCTTTCATGGCATCTTCCATGCTGGTATAGCTTTTTACTGCCGCCATCACTGGCGCACCCATTGCCAGCCCTGCAGCCGTGGTGGTGGCTCCGGCACCTGCAATACGATCACGCACCTCCAGCGAACGGGCATAACTGGCACGCGCTGCATTCATCCTGCGCTGAGCTTCCCCCAGTCGCTTCAGCCGCGCCTCCTGTTTCGAAAGTTCCTGGTTATAACGTGATGTTTCACGGGCTAAACGGGCAGTTGCTCCCGCATCGTCTTTCGCAGAAATTCCCGCCCGGTACAGTTCAGCACGCACAAGCGCCGTCTGCTGCTGCAGCTTTTTCTGGCGTTCTTCCAGGCGCTGAACAGCCAGCCGTTGACGGCCCAGAGCAACAACCTGACGTTGCGAAGGCGGCCCCATCGCTCCCAGTTCCTGACTGAGCAAATTTGCACGCTGGCGGGCATAGTTCAGCCTGTCGCCTAATTTCTGATTTTCTGCCTGCAGCTTTCGGAAGCTGTCCAGACTGCTCCCGGCCTGATCAAGCTGCTTTATTGCATCGCGGGATTTTTTGACAGCAGCAGCCAGTTCTCTTGAACTGGCCTGCGCAGATCGAAATGGGCGGGTGAGCTTGTCAACCGCATTAAGAATGACCTGCAGACGCAGGTTGTTATCACTCATCGTTGGCCCCGCTTCTCTGAATCGCTTTATACCGCCATTCCAGCACTTCGGTCAGCGGCATAACGTCAGTAACGGATGGCGGCCAGTGAAAAATGGTGGCGATATCAGCCACCAGATCGTCAACCGTCAGGCTGTCGGTAAACCGGCAAGCACCGACTTCTTCAACAAAAAAGTGACAACCTCAACCGACATGGCAGTGAGATCTGCCGGGTCCATCTCTGCAATTTCCTGTGCAGTCAGTGCCGGACTGGAGATGCGGGGGATCACGGTCATCATCGCGTTCACATCCATATCCATAATGGCCTGCAGGCGTGTACCGCGCAGCGCACCGGACTGCGGTTTACGCAGCACAATTTCGGTGATTTCTGTTTTACCTCGCTTGATGGGGGTATCCAGTTGAATAGTCTTTTCAGTCTGCTTATCGCTCATTTTGCTGTCCTGTAAATTGGGTTCTGGCGCGGTATCCCGCGCCGTTCAGATACATCAGAGGCCGAGGGCGTTGCGGTGCGCTTCCATCAGGTCCACACCGTCCACAATTTCCACCATGTTGATAAGGTCCACTTCATAGAGCACCTCACCATTTATAGTCAGCTTCGCGTAGCTGTTGGTACTGGTCACTTTGGTGGTGTTGCTTTCGCCCGTCTTCCACTCTCCGGAATCCACTTCTTTGTGACGTCCACGCACCACAAGCTCCACAGCCTGCACTTCCCCGGTATCGTCACGCTGGATAGAGCCGGTAAAGCGCAGCTGGATGCCATCCACCGTAGCTTTGCCCATCTGTTTAAACAGCAGCAGTTCAGTACCACCAATGGAAAATTCTGTGTCCAGCGCACTGTCATCAAGCCCCAGATCCACATCCACTGCACCCGGCATTCCGCCGCCGCGATACTTCTCATATTTGCGGGTGAATTTCGGCAGCGTCAGCGACTCAACGATCCCCTGCCAGTTGTTCCCGTCATTAAACAGGTTCAGGTGTTTTAATTTGCGTGGTAAAGCCATGTTGTCCCCTTACGCGCTGACCTGGCTGGAGAAATTCACCAGGTACTGATCGGTGATGCGCTGACGCAGCATCAGGTTTTCAAGTGGCGGCACTGGCGTGTAGTCGTAATCGATGGTGAGTTTTCCGGCTTTCAGGGTGTCTTTGTCGTTCACCGACTCGTCCAGCCAGCAATCACCACCAATGAGATACCCCTGACTTACCAGGCTGCGCATTTTGGCGCGGATACCCTCGATAATGTCGCGCGCCAGCGACGGGTTCAGCGGTTTGTCCACCGCCCACATGTGCGCTTCTGCCATTGTGTCCGTCAGCACCTGCGCCGTGCGAGTGTAGTTTTCGAAAGCAAAAAGCGGATCATCGCTCAGACAGCGGGAACCCCAGAAGCGGAAACCATCCTTGCGCACAAGCGTGGTGACGTCGTTCTGGTTAAGCAGTCCCGCATCGGTTGCCGGGTCCTGCAGATCCCAGAACACATCAGCAGAAATTCCGGTGACACCGTTCACGCCCACGTTGGACAGGCTTTTGTGCCATCCGGTCTGCTCGTCAATTTTGGCGCGCAGACCAAGCGCTCGGGCGGTGGCATATGCCGTTGCTTCGGCATTCAGCACCGTGTCCCAGCCAGTAAAGTCAGGCCAGATCAGCATCCCTTCGCGCTGGCTAAAGTTTTCACGGTAAGTGATCGCCTCCTGTACCGTCTTGCAGCCATACGCTGACAGGTAAGCAAATCCACGCAGGCTTTGCGCCACGCTCAGCAACTCAGTAGCTACCGCCTTGGTGTCGTGGCCTGGCACGCCGAGAATGCGCGGTTTAACGCCGAGCTGTGACTGGGCAGATAACAGGGCTTTCATACCTGTTTTTTTACCTTCAGCAGTCACTGCGCCGATGATATTGGTCGTGGTTTCGTCTTCCGTTTCACCCTGCGGCACACGCACAACAACGGTCACGGGTTTTGCCTGGTCAGCGATGGCATCCAGCGATCGGGCCAGAGTACCGGACTCACCCGCTTTACCGCTGGCAGTCAGCACATCAGTGATCAGCACGGGTTTATTAAGAGGAAACATTTTTGCATCGGCATCATCGCCCGTGCAGACCATACCCACGATGGCGGTGCTCACCGTGGTAATAGATCGGGTGCCTTCGTTGACTTCAACAACGCGCACCCCGTGGTGGTAATCCTGAGCCATAGTGGCGAACCTCCTGATTGGATTAGGCTTCGCCCTATGTTGAAGTGATTGTGCCTGACAAACAGCTAAGCGCAGTTGTGTCGTTATTCACACAAAACAACGGTATTTGTCTGCTTGCAGGGATAATCAACATAATGCTGATTCAGGGGGATTCATTGATCTTATTTGCCGGAAATTTTCTATAAATGGTAGAAACGCCTACATCAAAAATCAGTGCAATACGCTGTCTTGATTCTCCGGCCTCGAGTAAACGCCCAATCTGTGCCCACTGTTCGGTGGTCAACTTAGGACGGCGTCCACCTACTCTGCCTTTGGCACGAGCTGCAGCCAGCCCTGCCCTGGTACGTTCAACTATCAGTTCGCGTTCCATTTCAGCCAGGGCACCCATGACATGAAAAAAGAAACGGCCCATTGGGGTACTGGTATCAATACTGTCAGTCAGGCTTCTGAAATTCACACCACGCTGGCGCAACTCTTCTATCAGCGTAACAAGATGCCGCATACTGCGCCCCAACCTGTCCAGCTTCCAGACAACCAGCGTGTCTCCTGCCGATAGTGTCCTGAGTAGTTTTTTCAGCCCCGGTCTGTCGGACTTAGTGCCACTGATTTTGTCCTCAAAAATCTGCTCACATCCCGCGCAGTTCAGTGCATTACGTTGCAAATCGGTGTTCTGGTCATTTGTTGACACGCGTACATAGCCAATAAGCATGATCATCCCCCTGAATAAAAACCGGAGATGATGCCAGTTAGCTGTTACCTCTGCATTTTCTTAAACGTTGGTTTGGGAGAAGCGGCAAAACGGAATGTGGGCAACGGGGAAAACCAAATCCCTGATATGTCTTTCTGGACGGTTACTGGTGGCAATGGAAATTTTGTGATTCGTCAACCTGACGGGCTAATCATTCAGATGGTTACTGTAAGTATAAGCGGCCCAGTGGCGATGAATGGAATGACTGATAATGCTTATGCCATCACAGGTTCTAATAAGTCTTATATTGCCACAGCCACATTGCCCTTTGTATTTCCTAATAAGGTGCTGGGCGTTATCCCTCTGGTATCAACAACAGCCTATGGTGGTGTATCCAGTAATATTACAGGTTCATACGCGACGGCGGTTTGTTCTTTTGCCGCTGTCAGGGGGAATAATACGATTGTGTTCAAAGTCGACAAACCACTGAATGCAGCCTTTCCTTCAGATACCAGCGTCTCAGCGTTAATCATTGGACGGTAAGAATGAACTCAGTATTCTTTTCACCCGGAAGTAAAAGTTTTTATCTGCAAGAATTGTTTCCAGAATATGAGGATGCGGGAACGCTTCCTGATGATGTTATTGAAATTACCCGAGAAACATATGAGCAATTTCTTGGGCTGCATCCAGAAGGGAAAGAAATTGGCGCTGACAGTTCAGGACGGCCAATATGGATTAATTCCCCGCCGCCTTCAAAAGAGGATGAGGTGCTGGCGGCTGAAATGAAAAAAATATCTTTGGTTTCAGAAGTCAATACCTACATCAATACCCATCAGTGGCCTGGCAAAGCTGCTATTGGTCGTCTGAAAGGTGACGAGCTGGAACAATATAATTTATGGCTGGATTATCTGGACGCACTGGAACTGGTTGATACCTCCAGTGCTCCAGATATTGAATGGCCTACGCCTCCAGTAGTTCAGGCCAGATGACATCCGGCGCGGTGCTGATATCTGTTGCAGTCACCGCGTCAATGTAATCCAGCACAGCGTTAAGCCGGGTTGTTTCTGCCTGCGTCAGCTTCCGCCCGGCCTGCAATTTCAGCTGAATCAGACTAATGGAAGCCATAGCCGCATCAATCAGTGACTGGCGCCGTACTTCTGCCGCGTCTACTGCGGCGTTATGCTGTGCCTCAGTGTCGGTCACCCATTTCTCACCATCCCATTTATCGTATGACGTTAACGGGGCGATAGTGGTTGTATTTTCAGGGTAATCACCCGGAACTGTGATTTCTTTTGATTCTCCTGTTTCGGTGCTATAGACGATTTCACCGCGATGGTCTGGCACATATTCCCATGAGTTAAAATCTGCAGAACGGCAAATTGCATAACCAGCTTTATATGAGCCAGGAGCATCTAAACAGGAACATGCCGGGATACCGACACCCACAGCAAGATATTCAGTTGATGTGGAAATATATTCCCGTGTTTCACCATCATAATTATAAACGGTAATGTCTCCGGCCTTTGTGGCGATGAGTTCATTATTTAATACAGCTTTACTTATCATGCAGCCCTCACAATATAATTAAAGGCGATGTTACGGGAGCGGGTTTCAGATGCTGTGCGAACTGAGCGAGATGCGTCGAATGTCCAGTTATAAGCGCCATAACCCTCAATAATTTCGGCTTCCTTTAGACCTGTAGATAATACTTGCCCATGTTGACTAAATGGCCCTGAACTAAGTACGTCTCTAAAAAGCTGGGTACGCCCAAAAGAACCAACAATATTCTGAATTGCATCATTCTGTGCAGATAATAAGTTACGACCAGAGTCAATCCCGCGCCCATCATCCCAGCCACGAATAAATTCACCGCGTAAATCTGGTAATTTTAATGTTGGGTAAGCCTTTGCCAGATTTGGGTACTTTTCAGAAGAAAATACTGCTCCGTTACATTTTAGCCACCCCATTGGCGGAGTGGCTGAAGGCCACGGAACAGGCACACCAACCGGTAATGCAGAGCCTTCTCCCAAACCAAGGTATGTGAGAAGACCAGCTACATCCTTTCCACTCAAATTGGTAAGCGTATTGTCCAGCGGTTGTTTACCTGCCAGCGCATTAAGCATTGTCGTGGCAAAGTTCGGATCATTCCCCAGTGCCGCCGCCAGTTCGTTCAGTGTATCCAGTGCAGCAGGTGCAGAACCCACCATTCCTGCAATCGCCGATTTCACAAAAGCCGTAGTGGCAATCTGTGTATTGTTGACCGACTGCGCCGCCGTGGGGGCTGTTGGCGTTCCGGTGAGTGCCGGACTCGACAACGGTGCTTTTAGTGCCAGCGCATTGTTAATGGTGGTACTGAAATTCGGATCATTGTTAATGGCTGCGGCTATTTCTTTCAGCGTGTCCAGCGTGGCTGGCGCACCATTAATAAGGGCCGTCAGTGCCGCCTGTACAAACGCAGTGGTCGCAACCTGCGTGGTATTATTCCCCGCCGCTGGCGTTGGCGCTTTGGGGGTTCCGGTAAATGTCGGGCTGGCTTTTGGCGCGTACTGTGAATGCGGGTCCGGTGCGGCAAGATGTTTTGCCATCTGATCATCCGCGTAAACCTTCAGCTCCAGTGCCTTGTCATCCACATACTTGCGGGTTGCCAGCACTACAGCAGGGTCGATTTTCAGGGTGATATTGTCCGTGCTGCTGGTAATCAGCACCATGCGCACGGTCTGAGTGCGCCCGCTACCTTCAGCCAGTTGCGGCTTATAGCTTTCCGGGCAGTTGCCCACGGCAATCAATGCCCCGGACTCATCAAACAAGCCCACTTCACGTATCCACCAACCGCCCTCGTTTTCAGGGATCACCTGTTCGGCAATAATCTGGCTGCTGTTCTGCGGGTCGATATAAAGCATATTCAGCGCAGCCCGGCGTTTCTCATTTACCAGTGCCGTCTGCTTTGCGTCCGGCGTTGGCAATACTCCACCGCCATCGCCCACCGCCATATGGGTAATTTTTAGCGGCACACCGAGCGCGGCGGCGCTGGCAAGTTTCGCCGCGCCAATATCCGTCAGCAGGGTATAAAATTTTGTGCTCATGGATTCACTCTCATTGTGTCAATAACATGGACCGCCCCGCCTTCATGCGCGGTGCCACCGGAAATAATCGTTTCGTTGATATAGGGATAGATCGTGATTTCTTCGCCAAGATAGCTGGCGGCTCCCACCCAATGCGGGCCGCTGGTCTGCAGATTGATGGACATGCCGATCATGTGACGGCTACATGGTTTGGCATCGCTTATCAGTCGCTCAAGTTCCAGATAGGTATCTTCAGTGATGCCCTGGTCCTGCACACCAATGTCCAGACGAAACGTGCCCGGTGTTTCTCCGGTCTGCCACCACTCAATAATGCGGATCAGGAAGCCGAACGGCTCCACCACCCGCCGTACGGCACTGGTGGTTCCTTTGTGCTGATGAATATAAAAAGCATCCTTCACTACCTGGCGTTTGACGCTTTCTGTCCAGCCCTCGTCCCAGCGATCCACAGAGAACGCCCAGGCGAGATAAGGCAGGAAACTGATCGGACAGGTTGCCGGATTCCACAAGTCACGCAGCGGCACCTGCAGATCAGTAATCCCGCTGCAGGTTTGCGCCAGTCGGCGCTCCAGTGAAGTTGAACCCGGTGGCAGCAGACTATTCATCCGTTCCTCCGTTGGTTACGCTCCACTGCGTACATGATGCCGCCTGCGTTTTGTTCAGAACCACATCCGCCAGCGGAGAAGCCAGTTCCACACGTTGAACACCCTCAACATGCAGCGCGGCAAAAATGGCGCTACGGCGAATATCCCGACCAAGCCGCGTCTGACTGGCAATGTACCTCTGCAGGCTGGCTTTTGCCGCTGCCATTACCGGCTCTGCTTCCGGTCCCGGATAGAGAAAAATGGTGGCTTCCACGCGGTACGGGATGATTTCCGCGCTGCGAACCGTCAGACGGTCAGCCACCGGGCGGACATTCTCACTGTTCAGTGCTTTCTCCACCACATCCAGCAGGTCTTTTTCTGCTGTTCCGTCGCCTTCGCGGCTAAGGACTGTCAGCACCACCTCTGCAGGTGCCGGACTGGTTGCACTGGCATCCGCCACCCGACCGTCGGCGCTTCGGGCATGAAATTCATAAGCGGCAGTTGGCCCCGCAACAGAAAGCCCTTCAAAGGCTGCGGGCACACGCAGGCGTAACGCTTCATCGCTTTCCATCACAGCCGCAACGGGTGGCACAGCGTCATTATCAGCAGGCGTCACCGTCAGGCGTTTCACGTTGTAGTTGGCAGCGAGCTGGTCAAGATCGCCGCCCATCGCGTAAGCCACCATCACCGCCTGCGCGGCTTCGTTAATGCGCTGGCGCAGAAGCAACTCACGGTAAGCGTTCTCCTGCAGCAATTTGGTGACGGGTTCAGATTCCAGTTCCAGCGTGCGGATCACGGCTTCCTGCTCATCTTTCGGATGAAGCGCAACAAATTCGGCCTTGCGTTCGGCAAGCAGCGTCTCAAAGTCCGGCACATCGACAATCTGCGGCGCAGGCAACTGCGAAAGGTCAATCACTGCCATTCTCTGCTCCTGTTGATACGAAAAGGGAAACAGGCACACCGTTATTACGCCGCCCGGTCAGCCCCACCACCATTGAACCGTCAAAATTGCTGTTAATGGTGATGGAATCCAGCGTCAGCCGTGGCTCCCAGCGACTCAGCGCCACATACACTGCCGACATGACCTGCAGGCGTAATGCCGGATTTTGTGGCTGGTCTATCAGTGCCGACAGCAGGGAACCATATTCCCGACGGGCAATGCGGCTACCCTGCGGCGTCAGCAAAATGTCCCGCACCGACTGGCGCAGATGGTCAATATCAGTAATGGCTTTACCGCTGGTATTGTTCATCCCGCTATAAAGCGTCATACCGGGCCTCCGGTTGTGTCGCCGCCTTTCAGGACGCCAGTATGCTGATGTGCATCAACCACAATTCCGTTAGAACTCATTGCACCGCCGCCCTGGGTAACACCACCATTGATCACTACTTCGCTGTTAATGCGTGTGCGGTCAGCCTCCAGTACAAACTCACTGGTTTTCATGGTGATATTGTCGGCGGTCTCAATGACCATTGATTTGATGCCCCTGACATACCAGCGCCCGGTGGCGGGTTCGTATTCAAACCAGCCTCCGTCCGGGTATTCCGTCACGTTGCCGTCCTCAGAGCCTGAAGGTGGCGGAAACTGGTTTGAGTAGACCGCAGGCAGGGCAAACGCGGTTTCCAGATTACCGCCCAGACTCAGCAGCACCACCTGCTCACCTTCCGATGGTCGCCACCATGTCCGGGCATTTCCTGCACGCAGCGTCAGCCAACTGATCCAGTTAGTTTCAAGGTCGCCCGTTTTCACTCGGCAAAGCCAGTTTTCCCTGTCCACTTCGGTGACTACCCCAGTGCGGATCAGGTTGGTGATAAGGCGCATGATTTCGGTTAATTGTGCGTTCATGTAAAAATGTTAAACTAAATGGAATTTCAGTCGATAACATACCGTTGTATGATGGATGGCACATTACAACTGAAAATTAACGATAAATAAAATCAACGGAAAAAATAATGCACTGCAGATATTGCGAACAAGATGGAATAATAGAAAGAGAACATATTATCCCTAAATTTATATATAAATATCAAAAAGAATCTGGAGATCGTTTTATAGGCTGGAACGAGAGAGCAAATGATATAATTGGTGGTGAGGCAACAATTGCCGATGTTTGTAAAACATGCAATGGTGGAGCATTAAGTTTTTTAGATGATTATGGAAGTCAGTTTTTAGCCAGAAACGGTTTCTTAACCCAACTTTATCTAAAGACAAAAACGACTATAACTTATGATTATCATTTATTGCTACGCTGGTTAATGAAAATTTCTTACAACTCGGCAAGCGCGGTCAATGATCCATCCACACATATTTTTGGCGCATATAAAGATTATATTCTCCGCGGAGAACCTTTGCCTTCAGAAAAAGATGTCATGCTCTTCGCTGGACTGCTCATGCCTCTTAAACTTACTGACGAGCAAAAAAGCGAACTTAATATACCTACAAGTGAAGACAACCTTTGCTCTCCCTTTAAAATGAGAATAACCAAAAATGACCCTGTTCTGTTACGCAGCGGTATTATTTTAAAAGGTATATTTTTTGGAAGCATATTTTTTTATCTCGTTATAACTGAAAAATCAGCCTTAATAAGTAAAAGTTATTTGAAAAACAAAATTATAAAGAATGAAAAAGTAAAACTTATCAATCCGTCAAGTAGCGAGATGCTTCTACCAAACTGTGGAAAAAACTGGATAACTGCAAGTGAAACCCAGCTAAAAAAAGAGATATCTAATTTAGGGATGGAGCATATCCATAAAAAATTAAAAATATGATATTCGTTAACAACGAATAAATTAGATTAACCAAATTAGTTGGCTCATTTAAACAGCCACTGATGCAATATATCTCCAATGACAGACTGCATCTTGTTATTGATACCAAGCAACCGCCGCTCTGCATAACGCACTTCCGGTCCTTTGCGACTGACGCGATCGCGCAGGCCGTAATGGTGAACACGGGCAATACGCTGTACCTTACCTTCAAACTGCACGCTGGCAGAGTCGGCGCTGGCAGCAGTTTTCAGGTATTTTGTGGTGCGCAGCTTTGCAAACATCTGACGTTTGATGCGCCCTTTTTTACTTCGTGCTGTTACCCGTCGCGGTTCATAGCTGCTGCCGTCAGGGTTGCGCTGCATCCTGATATTCTGCTGCTGTGTCCGGCGCAGTTCCTGCGCCAGCTGGCGCATCATGCGGCTTCTCGTGGCTGGTTCCAGATTCGCCAGCAAGGCACTCAGCCAGTCGACCACCTTCTGCAGTTCAGCCACGTTTCACCGTCCACATTTCTTCAGGTTCATCGGGTTCTGCTACAGCTTCAACGCTCGACACACTGCCGTCAGTACTGACCAGCACACGTTCCGTCAGTTGCAGGTTAAGGCTGATATCACAGACATCGTTGCGCAAAATATCCACCTCAAAGGTGAATAGCTTTTCCCGTAACGCCGGGTTATTGATGGCATCGGGCTGGTTATCCCGAAGCCACAGTAAAACCGGGGCCATCAGCAGATTTTGGTCGCCGCTGAAATCCTCTATCACCACGTTCAGGGTATAGCGGTACTCCCATGACATGGAGCTGGCCCCCGTGGCAACCAGCGAACCGTTATCCACAAACAGATGCAGTTTGTCCGGGTTATTGCGGACATAAGGCACCGCTTTATTGAGGGCGTGGCGCAGGGATTGTGGTTTGTTCACTGTTTCGCTCCTGACACGCAATAATCATGTCCACTTTGTCTGCACAGACCGCCCAGGCGGCCTCCGTTTCATCCAGCAACGCGTTCAGGTCACCGTTAGTGCGCGGCGCTGCCTGCCCCAGCCGACACGGCGTCACTCGCGGACAACCACTGACGGTAAGCTGCACCTCCGGTGAGTGTGGGGCGTTCCCGCAGCCGGATAATATCAGCAGGCAAAGGAGTATCAGCCCAGCGGCGTAAATCCTCGTTCTCACGTTTCAGTTCCTCAATCCGGTGTTGTCGTTGTCTCAGCAGTACACTGGTCTGTTCTGCTTCGGCATAGAGCCGCGCCTGCTCCCGGTTATTGGTTTCAGTCAGAATGGACAGGCTGATAAGCTGGCTGTTGCTCTTTGCCAGTGCCTGGCTTTTGCTCCGAAGCTCGTCTGCCTGCGTGCTGATGGTCTGGCTGGCATCAGCCAGCCGCCACGTCTGCCAGCCCAGCGCCGCCAGTAATAACGCCAGCACAACCAGCAGCAACCGGTTCATGCTGCTACCTGTTGCGCCATCTGATTACGGGTGATCCAGAAGGCAATAACGGTCAGTAGATAAAAGACCAGGGTAATAGCCCACCCCGTCCAGGCGAGACTGACGACAATCAGCAATCGCATCATCCAGCTGATAAATACGTTTACTTTTCGGGTAATTGTCTTCAGCAAAGATGCCCTCAACTCCTGCCAGAGCGGGCCGTTCTTAATTAACGCAGCCAGTGCTACCGGAATTACTGCCCATGTCAGCAGACAGGCTACCCAAACGCCGGATGCTGCCAGTACCGGAAAAATTCCCTGCGGATACATCATTGCTGCGATTAACAGCGCCATCCATAACATCAGAAACAGCCAGCTGATTAATTTCTTTTTCATTTCAGTTTGCTCCCTGTAAGCACCAGGCCATCTCCCGCGCACGGCGGTTATCCAGCCCCTGATTAAACACACCTTTTACATACACCCAGCGCGGCAACTGTCGGCACGCATCCGCCCAGCGTCGCTGGTTGAGTAATTTCACCAGTGTGGAACTGCAGGCATTGCCCGTTCCCACGTTGAAGGCAAACGACACTGCAGCGTCATACACCTTCTGCGGCGGCTGTTGCTTTACACACCTTTCCAGCGCCCGCTCCACACGCAGTACGTTGGAGATCAGCCCTTCCGCTGCCTGTCGTTCCGTAATGGTTTTGCCCGGGATGACGCCCGATGTATTACCAATGCCGTCGGTCCAGACACCCGCGCTGCACTGATACGGCTGCAGACGACAGCCTTCGTAATCAGCAATCAGTTTCAGTCCCTCCACGGAGGTGTGAAGCTGCTGAAAACCCGGCAGCGTGGCAGCAATAGCCAGCACGACCCCGACAAGGCAGCGTTTAACGATTGATGGATTCATAGTCCTCCCGCGAGATCTGCCCGTCGCGCAGAAGCTGGTATGCTTTGTGTTTGTAGTACCAGTTGATAGCCAGCATCAGCACACCAATCATCAGGCCGCCCAGCGTTGAGGCATCCTTGATGGACAAATCGCCCAGCCAGGCCAGCACGACGGCGATGCAATACGTGATAAAGGCGCTGATTCGCTCAAGCGTCATAATTCAGTCCCATAGCTGGACGGTCTGCACGGTGGTGGTTGTCGGAATGTCCGGCAGCTCCACCTGCAGCCCGTGAGGTAAAAAGGGGCCGTATTCGGCAAGCCCCGGATTTGCCTTCAGTACCTGCTCCGTGACACCCTGCGTGCGCCCGTAATGCCGCCAGCAAAGCGCGTCCACCGTGTCATACTGATGCGCACGCACTTTCATCAGATAAGCTCCACTGTGCAGTGCGGCGCATCCTGTACCCGGCTGATGGCCCAGCGGGCGTCACGCCACAAATCACCGCTTGCTTCCGCCTGTTCCTCGCCCCGCTTCACACCGGACGCCGTGGCGTCATAGTCCTGATAACGCTCATTGAGCATGGCGCGTGCCCAGCAGTAAACCGCGTTGAAATAGTGATGAATGCGCTCACTTTTGCCGTCCAGCTGTTCCGCCGGAACCTCTGCCAGCGAGGCATACCCCAGCATCTGCTGGCGTCTGCGAAACTCATACAGCTCTGCGTTGACCTCCGAAATTGCCGACAGCGCAACCTGCTTTAAACGCGGCTGCGTCACCGTGCCGTCAGTGCGCATGACACTGCGAAACTCCGACAGGTCCACATCAGGCCAGAACGGCGTATTTCTGATGATTTCCGCCTGTTCCGGTGCCTGTTCTGGCGCAACAAACTTCATGCTGCTTTCTCCTGAAATAAAGGGCGGTGGACGGGGTTTTGATGTGGCAGTGCCTTTCGCCACCCCGTGCCGCCCGTGCGCGGGGGCACGTTCTGTCAGCGGCTGTCATTGCGCAGTCTGCGCTCCAGCTGCTGTTTGTCTTTTTTCACGCCACAGCGGGGATCGAGCTGTAACGCATGGTTGAGATGATTAAGGGCGGAAGCCGGATTGCTTTCACTCAGGACAGCGCCAATCGCTTTATGCAGACGCGCCCGTGACTGGTCCGGCATATCCAGACCGTCTGTCAGCTCCAGCGTCTGCAGCAACAGATCGGCATCAAAGCCGGTGGCGGCAAGCATTGCGCTCTGCGCTGCATCTGCCATTTCCTCTGCCAGCACGGTCTGCACGTTGCGGTTACCCAGCGGCATCACCCAGCCATGACGCAGGGCATGACGCCCGATCTCCAGCGCCCCGGCATAATCTCCGGCATCAATGCGCCACAGCATCACGTACATCAGCACGTCATCCTGTTGAGCGCCTCCGGCAGCCAGGACGCCCTCCGCCCAGGCGGCATATTTCGGCAGCAGCTCCACCTTGATTTCCGCTTTTTTCACCGTGGACTGAACGCCCTTGAGACGGCGGCGGTCTTCCGCCAGTTGCAGCAGCATCAGGTCATAGCCCGACGCGTGGCGAACGCTGCCGCCCTCGCGGGCGGCCTGTTCAGCCTGAACGCGCAGGCGATGCTGCCGTGCGGGACTCAGGCTCATGGGTTACGCTCCGGCTTCTGCTGCGGCGGCGCTGAAATCGCCAATCTGGATGTTTTCCACCAGCGCAGCGCAGCGGTAGTCCTCAACCACATAGGCTTCGTTAACAGATTCAAAGTTTTCAATCCGGTCACGTTTCGGGTTGTCGATAACTGAACGGCGGCGGGTGTCTTCCTGCCAGTAGATGGACAGGTTATCCAGACGGGTGATCAGCAGCGCATTCGGCGGGAAGAACGGCGCACGCACGGCCTGCAGACCGCCCATGCGTTTCTGACTGATAATCATATCGGCTGCCAGTTTTTCACTGTTTTCCTGCTCTTTGTTGACCAGCGGGAAATACTTGTCAGACAGCAGTTCACGACCGCAAATCACCATCAGATCGTCATCATCCTGGTAGACCACGTCGATAAGCTCATTGACCGCATCCATCACTACAGCGTCCAGGTTGGCATATTCGCCACCTTTCCCGACTTTCACCGCACCCGGTGTGGTTTCGCCGCCCGTGGTGGTGCTGCCCATGACGTGATCCGGTGCATCCTCACGGATTTTCTGCAGCCAGCCTTTGTTCACATCCTGCAGCAGCGGGTTTTCACTACGGTTGGAGGTTTTCGCACGCTTCACGCCGTTAAAGCCGATCATGATGCGGTCCAGTGCCTGACGTTTCACGATGGCGTCACGGATACGCACCTGGAAATCCTGAAACTTCGCCCACAGGTCCAGCTTCGCGTAGGTCAGCACCGTGTCAAAGTTGGTCTGCTCGCATTTATATTCCACATCGACCATCAGCGTCGGATCGACAGGTTCACGCTCTTTCGCGGTGGTGTCAGTGGTTCCGGCAATGGTGCTGCCAACACCCAGCCCCAGCAACTGACCGGACTGCTCAGTCACTGGCGTGACGTTAATCAGCGTCAGGAAGGCGGCGGACTGCTGGATCTGGTCTTCCAGCGTCTGCTGCACAGACGGCTCCACAGTGAATTTGCTGGACAGTTCTTCAACTGCCACACCGTTCAGACGCGCCAGCTGCTGCAGGTAAGCGTTAAAAGCAAAGCGGGTATTCTTCTTCATCGGGTTTTGTGCTCCATCAGCAATTGGTCAGAGTGTCAGCGGGGGCGTTACCGCCTGTTGCACGCTGGCGGTAGTCCTGGCGGCTGTCTTCATGACTCAGCTTGTCCACCAGTTCGTTAAAGGCGGTCTGCTGTGCCTGCAGGGCAGTCTCCAGCTCAGACAGGCGTTCTTCCTGCTCAGACAGGGATTTTTCGGTGCGTGCGCTCAGGTTCTGCTGCTCAGTGGCGACCAGCTCCACGGCCTTATGCACATCAGAGAACCGGGCGTCATCGGACTGCTCTTTTTTGGTAAACAGCGCCGTGACGCGGGCAAACAGGGACGGTTTGTCGTCCTGGACTTCTTCCAGTTCGATCACCGTTTCCTCTGCAGCGGTAAAAAGATTGGCGGGATTCTGCTTGCGGTTTGCCAGCGGGTTATGGGCTGCACTGGCGCTGAATGTCAGCATTTCCGTACCCAGACTGGCGGGATCATCAGTGGCAGCCAGGCCGACCAGATAGGCTTTGCCCGTATCAGCGAACTTCGGGCTGACTTCCATAGAGGTGAATAATTTCTGGCCTTTTTTCACCAGTTCCACCAGGGACTCCGTTGGCTCAACGTCGGCATACAGCGCCATCTTGCCTGCCAGCGGACCTTCCGTGATTTCTTCAGCAAACAGCGCCGTCACCTTGCCGTAGCGGTTAAAGGTGCTGTCCGGCAGATAAGACTTGATGTGCTCAAGGTTAATCAGCGCGGTATACACCGCCGGGTTGTAGCTGGCTGCCATCTGTTCCAGCCATTCACGCTGGATTTCGCGTCCGTCGGTGGTGGCACCTTCCACCCCGATGCGAAAACGCTTTGCTTTCACTGTCATGAGCCGTGCTCCGTTAGAAAAAACTTACTGGAGCCTTATGGTTGCGGTGATAGGGGCAGTGAAACAATGCGCGGTATTTGTACCGACAACCACACAAACCGCAGGCGGGGAAAGCCTTCATTCAAGGCTGTAGGTTTGTGCCATGAACACCACACTGACACCCGCAGATCTCGATCCCCGTCGGCAGGCCATGCTGCTGTACTTTCAGGGATACCGCGTCGCCCGCATTGCTGAAATGCTGGGCGAGAAAGTTGCAACCGTTCACAGCTGGAAAAAACGCGACAAGTGGGGTGACTATGGGCCGCTGGATCAGATGCAGCTCACCACCGCCGCACGCTACTGCCAGCTCATTATGAAGGAGCACAAAGAAGGGAAAGATTTCAAAGAGATTGACCTGCTGGCGCGCCAGTCGGAGCGCCACGCGCGGATCGGCAAGTTTAACAATGGCGGCAACGAAGCCGACTTAAACCCTAACGTCGCCAACCGCAACAAAGGCCCACGCCGTCAGCCGGAAAAGAATGTTTTCACCGATGAGCAGATTGAGAAGCTGGAAGAAATCTTCCATTCCTCCATGTTCAACTACCAGCGCCACTGGTGGGAAGCCGGAAAAACCAACCGCATCCGCAACCTGCTGAAGTCACGCCAGATCGGCGCGACCTTTTACTTTGCCCGTGAAGCCCTGATTGACGCTCTGCTTACCGGACGTAACCAGATTTTCCTTTCTGCCAGTAAGGCACAGGCCCACGTCTTCAAGCAGTACATCATCGACTTCGCCAAAGAAGTCGAGGTGGAGCTGAAAGGCGATCCGATGGTGCTTCCTAACGGGGCCACGCTTTACTTCCTCGGCACCAATGCCCGCACGGCGCAGAGTTACCACGGCAACCTGTATCTGGATGAATATTTCTGGATACCGAAATTCCAGGAGCTGCGCAAAGTGGCTTCCGGTATGGCTATTCACAAAAAATGGCGACAAACCTATTTTTCCACGCCATCCAGCCTGACCCACAGTGCTTATCCGTTCTGGTCCGGTGCGCTGTTCAACCGTGGACGCAACAAAGCTGACAAGGTGGACATCGACCTGTCCCACAGCAATCTGGCCCCCGGCCTGCTGTGCGCAGACGGGCAATACCGCCAGATAGTCACCGTGGAAGATGCGGTGCGCGGCGGCTGTAACCTGTTCGACCTCGACCAGCTACGCATGGAGTACAGCCCGGACGAATACCAGAACCTGCTGATGTGCGAGTTCGTGGACGATCTCGCGTCCGTGTTCCCGCTCAGCGAACTGCAGGCGTGCATGGTGGACAGTTGGGAAGTCTGGACCGACTTTCATGCACTGGCCCTGCGCCCGTTTGGCTGGCGCGAGGTGTGGATCGGTTATGACCCGGCAAAAGGTACGCAGAACGGCGACAGCGCCGGATGCGTGGTGGTGGCACCGCCAGCCGTGCCAGGCGGTAAGTTTCGCATTCTTGAGCGTCACCAGTGGCGCGGGATGGACTTCCGCGCCCAGGCGGACGCCATCAAAAAACTGACCGAACAGTACAACGTGACCTATATCGGCATCGACTCGACAGGTGTCGGTCACGGGGTTTACGAGAACGTGAAAGCGTTTTTTCCAGCCGTCCGGGAGTTTGTCTACAACCCCAACGTTAAAAACGCCCTGGTACTCAAGGCCTACGACATTATCAGCCACCGCCGTCTGGAGTTTGACGCCGGACACACCGACATAGCGCAGTCATTTATGGCAATCCGTCGCGCCACCACCGCCAGCGGCAACCGCCCGACCTATGAAGCCAGCCGCAGCGAAGAAGCCAGCCACGCCGATCTGGCCTGGGCAACGATGCACGCTCTGTTTAACGAACCGCTGCAGGGCGAATCCGCCAATACCAGCAATATTGTGGAGATTTTTTGATGAAAGAACATATCGCGCCAGACGAAACCGTAACTGCAGAAGAAACTAAAAAATCCGTTGCGGAGGCTTTCAGCTTTGGTGATCCCATTCCTGTACTGGACCGCCGCGAACTGCTGGACTATGTGGAATGCGTACAGATGGATCGCTGGTATGAGCCGCCCGTCAGCTTTGACGGACTGGCGCGCACCTTCCGCGCCGCCGTGCACCACAGCTCCCCGATCAGTGTTAAGCGTGACATTATCAGCAGTACCTATATTCCACATCGCCTTCTCAGCCAGCAGGCATTTACCCGTTTTGTGCAGGACTATCTGGTTTTTGGTAACGCCTACCTGGAGAAACGCACGAACCGCTTTGGTGAAGTTATTTCGCTGGAACCTGCACTGGCAAAATACACCCGGCGCGGACTTGACCTTGAAACATACTGGTTTGTGCAATACAGCCTGACGACACAGCCGTATCAGTTCACAAAAGGTAATGTCTTCCACCTGATGGAGCCGGATATCAACCAGGAGATTTATGGTCTGCCGGGTTACCTTTCTGCCATTCCGTCAGCTCTGCTCAACGAATCCGCCACGCTGTTCCGCCGCAAGTATTACATCAACGGCAGTCATGCAGGCTTCATCATGTACATGACCGACGCCGCGCAGAACCAGGAGGATGTAAACAACCTCCGTAACGCGATGAAAAGCGCCAAAGGTCCAGGCAACTTCCGTAATCTGTTTATGTACTCGCCTAACGGCAAAAAAGACGGGCTTCAGATTATCCCGTTATCAGAAGTCGCAGCGAAGGATGAGTTTCTGAATATCAAGAACGTGAGCCGGGACGACATGATGGCAGCACACCGAGTGCCGCCGCAAATGATGGGGATTATGCCGAATAATGTTGGTGGATTTGGGGATGTGGAGAAAGCGAGTAAAGTTTTTGTGAGAAATGAACTGATCCCGCTGCAGAAGAGATTATTCGAGATAAATGTATGGCTAGGAGAAAATGTCATTACTTTCCAGCCATACAACTTAGATTAATACTATTACAGACACTTTCGTGAAAGTGTCTGTAATCAAAAAATGAAATTATTCTTCTGAATCATCATAAACATCCATTCCTTCGGTCTGATTTCTAATATAAGAAGTCCCCATAGAATTAGCAATCGCAGTCCGAATTAACCCTACATGAGTGAAAAACACCCCTAACCTAGCACGCTTTAACTCAGACTCATCATCATAGTCATCTTCATTACTTATAATTCTTCTAACCATTGCCTTATCTTCGTCAATAGCCGAAGGTAGCCCACTCTTTAAAGCGTCAATACACTCACCTACAGTTATAATTTTATTTTTAATTAATTCAGAAAGCAAATCATCATAATTTTCATCATCAGATTTATTATCAGGTGGTAATTCACTTGCAGCTATCATTTTCAGCAATTCTACGTCAAGCATAGTTCCTCTATCTAGTCTGCTTGTCTCAACATACCCCTCACGCTCTGATAACACTCTTTCAAATTCGAAATCAACGACTTCAAGCAAAGCAGATACTCTATTAATTGCTCGCCTAAGAGGAAGTGGAACACTTTGCTCTTTTTTGTATTGCAGTTTATGAGATGCTGCAGCCCAAATATGCTGAGAAAGCGTTCGTATTTGCACCTCCACTTTCATATTTTTAAAATCACTAAAGGATGGAACTCTTAGCCATTCTTCTGGAGGTTGTATTACATAATGATGAGATTGGTACCCAAATCTATCCTCATCCAGTTCATCAAGTTTATTCTCTTGCTTCAAAATAATGAAATGTTCTTTCAGACAAGATATAACCTTTTCAACATCTCGCTTAAATAGCATTATTAATCGGATTCCAACATAATCATCCAAGTCAACTATTGACTCAATCTTTAGAGGTTTTCGGTTATCCTTATTAATAATAGAACTTAATGTTTTGACACGGCTTTCAATTGGAACCCCTAAAGACAATTTATTCTCCGACAAAATAACATCAATTTGCTCAACCATAACTCGTCTGAACAATTCCGCAACTGAGCCGTAAATTGAATGCTGTTCTTTTAATTCTTCGTCTGTCATCTATCTTACCTAACTTATATAAATGAATCAGATATAAAACATTGCATAATTTTAATTCAAGTGGACAACATATAAATTATCCGATCTAAACCACTTAAACAACAGGTTTTGCGCGCGCTCGTATCCCCGCCACGCCTGCCCGCTTTATGTAGTGGTTTTCATGCACCTGCATGATCTACGCAAAAGCCCGCCAGTTCTGGCGGGCCTTAGCAAAAACGATCCTCAAACGATCATGCGATCTCATGCGGCATAGACATGCACTACAGAGCTAACGCCTCGCAAGGGCTCGTTGTTCAACCTTGCTGACGCCAGAAGCAAGTTCAGACGCCAGCAACGTTTCTTAATGCAGCCAGCTGTCGTCTTCCCACACCTTCTGCATAATTTTCATCACTTGTTTTCTTTCTTCGTCCAGTTGCAGTCCGGTTAGTTCCACACCGTTAGAGCTACCTTTGCGAATGCGAATTACCGTTTTGGGATACAGGGGGCGCAGATTGCGGTAAAGCTCGGATTCAAGGGCGTCCAGGGTAGACTGGCTAATCTTCTGCTCTTTATCGATCATTATTTCAATGCGCATAAAAGTCACCTCAGCTGATGACATCCATTGAGCGGTTGTATTCGTGGGTTCTGATTTTTGCCATGAGTTCATCAGTCAATTCAGAAACCCACTGCAGAGCCAGCCCCTTCTCTTCATCACTACACTCACTAGCCGCTACAAGCTTAAGAAAAAAATCAATGCGCTGGAGCTTCAAAGACTCCAAAAAATAGTCCTGCATCTTTCCTCCTATGACACCACACGCAATACTGTATGTATAACCACTGTTTATATTTACAGTATATAATAATCTTACTGATGTAAAACGTTTTTTTACGTTCATCAGCCTGATATGCCTGGTATTATTAAGAGCACGAATTGTTAACCCGCGTAATTAATACAGGTTCCGCCACTGATCATCTTCCTGCAAACGCTGGTTCCGATAGAAGATACGCAGGCCTGCTCCTGACGGAATACTGCCTCCGCGAAGGAGTAAATCGACCTCTTTCTCGCTGCCATCAAATCCTCTGGACTTCAGCTCATACACGAGCTGCAGTCGCTGATGGTCTGTAATTCGCTGTTTGTAGTCTTTACGCCGTTTCGGTTTCACCAGGCGTAACCTTGCTGCCAGTTCCCGGCGCTCTTTTTTGCTCATACTGTGCAGGTAATCGTGCAACTCCTTGTCATCCATGCTGGTAATGTCCGTTCTGGGGTCCCCATCAGCTGATTTATCTTTCTCCTGTTGGTTCAAATTTTCAGCAAGGGGACAGTTATTGCCACGAGTCCAAGGGGCGCAAGCGCCCTGGTCGGCTACCGCCTCCTGAACGTCAACGGCCTTACGAACCATTTTCCACTTCACTGCATGAGTGCAGATCTTGCCCTCTGCAATGGGTGACCAGATGCCATAAATACGAATGCCGTGATCGCCATAGGCGGTCGGCTCTTCGTTGATTTCATAAGCGGTTCTGATAAGGTGATATTTACGGGGAACCAGTACGCCGCCCTGCTTCATGATGTAGGTGGCAAAACAACCAGCATCAGCAGCAGCCAGGATGGCATCAAGGCGCGGGTCATCCAGTATCAGCGCACCTGCTTTTTTGTCACCCTGTTGCCTTGCCGCCTGACCAGCCAGCAAGCGAAGTTCACGGTAAGCCTGACGTCCCGGAATACCAAAGAAGCGGAACTGCTGAACACGATGCAGAGACGCCCAGGCATTAACGTATTCGGCGTTATCACGCAGGGATTTACCCGTTTCCTTGCTGATCTCGCCAGCCAGACCACGCCCGTCAATGTTCTTACTGATGTATTTCGCGATGTAGCTTGTCGGTGTTCCTTTGCGCGGGTTAATCAGCTCAGACTTAAAGCGTGGCCCCGTGTTGTTGCCCAGCTCCTCGCGGTCTACACGGATGGCAAACTTACGCAGTAATGCAGTGATGGCGCGGCGGTCTTTTTTACGCATGAAGCACATGAGATGCCAGTGCACAGTACCGTCATGGTGCGGCTCAGCCACCCGCACGCCATACCAGCGCAACCCGGTTTTGTGCATTGCTTTACGAAATGCAGCAAACATGCCGACCAGATAATCGCTGCTTTGTCTTACCGTCGCATTTGTCCAGGTCGGGTTGGGTCTGCCGTTGTTGAGCGTGGAATGGAAACGTGACGGACAGGTGATAGTATAGAAAACGGCGCAGTCACCGCGCATTTCCGCGATTAAGCTCCAGACCTTTAACACAGGCCATCATCTCATTGCGGCGATGCGCAGGGTTGCTGCTGCTGGCGTTTACCACATCCTCCATGTCCAGCGTGTCGCCGTCTTCGTTCACCAGTTCATGAGAACGGAAAAACTCCAGCGACTTACGGCGCTGCTCACGTTTATGCATCACGGCTTCATAGCTGACATAGGGAGATGCTTTTTTGCTGACCAGGCAGACAGCACGCAACTGCTCTTCCCGCCATTCGCAACGCATCTTCCATAATTTCCGATACCACCAGTCGGCGCACAACATACGCGCCAGCGAACCCGGAATGAGTTCATAGGGTACGGGTTTACGGCGGTTTCTTTTCCGACGGAGTTGCTCAAACGCAGGTGGGATGACATCCAGACGCAGGGTTTCCGCCGCCACCTTTTCCCATGTCTTGCGGATTTCTTCTGGCTTAACGTCATCGGTGGCATACAAATCGCCACAAGCTGCATCAAGGCACATGCTCATATGCGCAGCTACCAGGGTGGACAGGCGTTTCACCTGGTCCTGACTCATTTCAGGCAGGATCAGCAGGCCCTCCAGCCCTTGATGGCTTGCCATAAAACGGAAAGAAGCAGACAGCTGACTGTCACGTACACAATCCAGTCGCTCCAGACATGGCTTAATCGTCTCACGCAAATAGCGGGAATAAGCCTTTGGCCTGCCCAGGCTGCTGAAGTATTCGATACGTTGCATCAGCGGCTTGCTAATATGGGTGGGCTGGGCGCTGACGTCCGCCAGAATGACCATGTCCGGGTTAAAACGCTGCTGTTCATGCGCCAGCTTTGCCCGGCTAATGAGCTTATCCTGCTCCATTTCGCGCTGGACAGGATCACGAGATTCATTAAAGAAATAACGCTCCCAGACCTGCTCACTCAGTGCATCGCGGCGCAGCTGTTCCTGCTCATTATCGGCAGCGTACAGAGTGATCAGGTTTAAAAGTGCAGACTCCGGCGCAACTTCCGCCGGGTCCAGATAAGGGTTAATGGCCTTTTTCGGGCCGTTCCATGAAAATGCTGTAGCGGCCTCGTTAAAGCCGCTAGAGTTGCTCATATCGTCATGACTCATACACGCACCTCGTACACAGCAGAACTATCCACGCCACGCGAAGGATCAAATTCCACCAAATTCCACCCAGCAGCGTGGCCCGGAAACAGCGATGATTTCTGTTGCAGATTTACTCTCACCAGCTGCTACGCCGATGCTGCGTTTTGCCTTGATGTAGTGGTGAGTAAAATTGCGATACAGCGAACGGATCAGGGATGTGTCACTGTTAGAAACAATGACCGCATGTCCTTCTGATGATCGATGTTCAAGAACAGATGCCAGGTGATACTGGTCATCTTCAGTGAAACCATCAGTGTGATAGCCGGAAAACGTACCGTCATAAGGCGGATCGCAATACACCACATCCCCCGCCTTCAACATCGCCAGCGTTTCATCAAAGCTGGCGCAGATAAACGTTGCTCGCTGGGCTTTTTCTGCAAAAGCGCGAATTTCTTTTTCAGGGAAATACGGATTTTTATAATTACCGTAGGGAATGTTGAAATGCCCGCTCTTGTTATAGCGACATAAACCACGGTAACCGTGACGATTGAGATACAGGAAATATACCGCTTTCATGAAATCAGTAATTTCAGTTGAGTAATTAAACTCCTGCCTTATGTTGTAATAAGCCACCTCCCTGTTTGCGATCTCAAATAAAACTCTGGCGCGAGATATAAACGATTCACAATCAGCGGCAACCTTTTTATAGAGGTTGATTAAATCAGGATTAATATCCGCAACCAGATAGCTGGGATAATCCGTCTCCATCATCACAGCACAGGAACCCGCGAAAGGTTCAACCAGTCGCGGGCCAGCAGGAAGATGTTTTTTCAGTTCGGACATTATGGCAGTTTTATTTCCCGCCCATTTCAGGATGGTGCTCATACAGCACCTCCGTTGTAATGTTTGCCTTTCAGCTCTGCGATTTCCTGACAGGTAATGCAAAGCTGCACACCCGGAATGGCACGGCGGCGTGCTGGCGGAATTGGCGCTTCACACTCAATGCAAAGCACGCGGGACACGCCCGGCGTTTTGGCACGGGCAGCACGGATATGGCGTTGGCGTTCTTCTTCAACGCGCTGCTGTACGAGATCCATTGCATCAGCCATTAGTGGATCTCCTGCGCTTCGTTCTGGATTGCTTCAGCAGTCACACGAAGCAGTTCTGCCGCTTCGACGTGGGTTAGCTGGCGGGATGTGATATGACACGCCAGGCTATCAAGGCGAGCTGCCATTGCTTCAGCCCTTGCCCGGCGTTCTTCCAGACGAGCCTCTGTCAGTAAAATATTAAGCCCTGCGTCATCCGGTCCGGTTTTGGTCGAGAGGGTTTCAATATTACGCATAATCAATTCTCCTGAATTTAGATAAAGGGATGCCCGGCGGGTTTACGCCATTAATTTCATTAGTTGGTTAATTCGGCATGGTTAGCCGTCTGGGAAATAAGCTCACCACTGCACGAAAATGATTCATTGCTTTAATCAACTCCCGCTTTTCGTCAGTGGTCAGCTCATTAATGCTGATGCTATGACGTTCAGCTGGAATTTTTGCCATAAAGAAAATGGCAGCTAGTGCCCGTTTATTTTGTTCATTATTGATATCCCGTGGATCACGCATATCTTTAATAAACCGCTCAAGCTCTGACTCAATATTCAGGCCAAAAACTTTCGCCCTTAATTCCGCTATGTGATTAAGTCCATTCAGGCGTTCACCGGGGCTTAATGGAACAGTCGCCGCAGCGCCTTCAATAGCCATTTGTTCCCCCGTTTTTTCGTAGATAGTTCTGCCAGCAATTCATCTTGTGAACGGCACGGATGCCAGCGTTTACCATCCTCCCCCATGATCCAGCCGTGACCGTAATGCATTGCCGGGCTTTGTTTAACCAGCAGCGATGCAAATGATGGTTCTTTCGTCAGCATAAGCACCTCACAGCAAACCAAATGAAGCACCGAGGCCAGTCACGGTATCAACTGCACTCGCCATCGCAGGATTAGCCTGTAAACGGGCCTGCAATGAAACAGCCGCCAGCGCCATCAGTCGTGTTACAGAGTTAATGCTGCTGATAGCATCACGACGACCGGCACAGGTTTTTACATCGCCAGACACCGCACCTGCAGCAACACGCCCGATCTCTGCGGTTGCACTCATGACGTAATGTGGCAGTTTCTCTTTTGCCACCTCATTAATCGGTACACATGGCAGACAATGAATCTGTGCCAGAAAACCATCTACCAGCGTTGAATCTTCAGTCAGATCGGTAAGCAGCCAGATTTCTGGTGCGGTTAATAAATGAGGCTGAGCTGGGTTCAGCTTGTTCCGCAGAATCTGCACATTCATGCCTGCACGTTCTGCCAGTTGCACCAGATTGTGGCGCAGTGCAAATGCACGACAGGCTTCATCAAAATGTGGATGTTTGGAAACTTGGTAATCAAACATGGTTTTCAACTCCGAACTTATCGCAAAATCGAACTCAGCGTCTTATTGCGAAAATAGACGTCTATTAAACAGACAAAGCATCAACAGTCAGAGCAGCCAGGTTAATCATTACCTTTTCACGTTTTTTGTCTTTACGAAGACGATGACGAGGTAGTCGGCCATCAGCCAACATGTCGTTAATCGTATCAATAGCAAGGCCAGTCAGTTCGCTATAACGTTCGATTGTGACATGTGGTGTATTCAGAGTAATTGAAATGTTAGGTGTCATAAGGCAATATTCCTTCTAGATATGGCTTGTGGCGAGCCGTTGTTTGTCGTGATTAGTAGTGAAGGCTCCAAAAGAACACTTCTGGTTCAACTTTAAGATCGCTTTTGGAATCTGTCAACGAGTTTTGGATTTCTTTGGAGGACTTGTGGATTTCAATAGCGGCGGTAAGAAAGCTATAGAACGTTTAGTTGAAGCATATGGGTTCGGTACCCGTCAGGCTCTCTGTGATCATTTAGGTGTTTCTAAGAGCACCATGGCAACGCGCTATATGCGTGATATTTTTCCAGCTGATTGGGTAATTCAGTGCGCTCTAGAAACGGGAGTGTCTCTCGAATGGTTAGTGTCTGGTGTTGGTTCTCCTCGTCTTAAAGCAACGAAAGAAGGTATAAAATTGCCACATTACAAAATAGTAGATGGCAAGCTACAAGGTGATTCCTCTTACATTTTTGATAAAGATTTGCTCCCGGTGGATATGATTACCCCCGCAATATTTTCTGAGTTATCAGATAATTATCTGGTAGACATGAAATTTGATGAAATTATTGATGGGAAATGGATTGTTGAAATAGAAGGAAAAATAAGTTCTCGTGATCTGGTTAGAATTCCAGTTGGGAGAGTAAAAGTTAGCAGTGGTCAAACATTTTTTGAATGTATGCTTGACGATATAAAACCCATCGCAAGATGCTATCGAAAAGTATTATCAGATGTATAATAATTTACTATGATATAAGGAAATATTTATGTCAAAAAGTTTTGCTATCTGGGGATGTAGGGATTATAGGAGCAATTCGAGTTCGACCTATAACCCTGAACGCAATAATTTTATTAATGAGTTACACATAAATTTTTGGAATATAAGTGCTCATAAATTTTGTTATTTAGATTTTGGTATTACGTTTAAAAAACCTGATGACGACACCATTGCAAATCATGGTGCAATATGCATATTTTTACCATTTGAGAAGGAAAATTGTTTTTTTTCTGATCTTAGTAAAAATCTCGAGTCAAGCCGAGATCTCGTAACAGCTGTTTTTAATGAATATCTTATTAATACAAAAACAGTAGACGTCAGACATTCAAAATTAGAACTTGCGAATAAAGGTGATTTAGTTGTTAATACAAATCTGACCTTTAGTGGTGGCGAACTTGATCGTAGGGTTAAGGTAACTAAAATACATAATGGCACCTTCATTGTTTTCAAGCTAAAAGATTGCCTATCGTCAGAGGATGCTCCACATTATTTAAGATTTCGAGTTAAACTCAACAATGAAGATATAGGTGTTTTAGTAAAAACATTTTATCCAAAAGATCTCTTTCTCAAAAGTAATATTGAGCGTTCTGATATTATTGATTTTAGGATCAATGAACAAAGAAACCTACCTTCAGAAATTGCTACAACTCTGGCGAGCGCCGCTTGCACACCTTTAAAAACACATTTGTTTATAATAAGAGATATTGTTGATGAATGTTCAGCATCTGGCTCAAGTTATAAAGGATGTAGAATATTAGAGTCTGAAACATGGACAAAATATTTCGAAAAAGGTATTTCATTTGGTGATCACGACCCTATGATTTACCATTGGAAGATTGTTAATGATAATGAAAAAACACTAAATGACTTCTCTGTTGTTGTGAAGTTTAAAAACACGAAAACCAAATTCAGTAAAATTTTTGCGTACTTGATATATGGTGCTGCCTTTGCTTTTATTCTTAAATTTATACCGACAAGCACATATTATATCGGTGGGGCAATTTTAGCTATTGTAATATATATAATTATTCACCTTTGGACCTATAGAAAATAATCTCACAATAATTAAACAGGGGGCAACATGGAAAATTTAAAACTTATTCCATTCAGTCAAGTAAATTTTGACGATACATTTTTTGATTCGTTAAAGAATGACTATGAACACGGTTTTATTGAATGGTTCAACAGAAAAAGTCTTAATCCAGAAGAAAAAGCATATGTGCTTTATAATGACGATAATACCATTGATGGTTTTATGTATTTAAAAATTGAATTCGGTAAAATAACTGATGTCACCCCATCAATTATCAATCATAAACATTTGAAAATTGGAACCTTTAAGTTCAATACAAAAAAAACATTACGAGGGCAACGTTTTTTAAAAAAAATATTTGATCATGCTTTAAAAGAAAGAGTTAATGATATTTACGTTACTGTATTTGAAAAACATGAATATCTAATAAAACTATTCAAACTTTATGGATTCATTCTTCATGGCACAAAAAAAACCGCAAATGGTATAGAAAATGTTTTAGTAAGAGAGATGAATAGAAATCACCTCACGGGTGATATACTTTCTGATTACCCATATATAAATAATAAAAATAATGAGAATAAATACCTATTGTCAATACACCCTGAATTTCATACAAAACTTTTTCCTGATTCAAAACTCGTCACTGAATCTCCAGATATAATCACGGATGTATCTCATGCTAATAGCATTAGAAAAATATATATATGTAGAATGTATGATGTAAAAAAAATAAAAAAACATGACATCTTAGTTATTTACAGAACAAGTGACGAAGAGAACAGAGCATACTATCGTTCTGTCGCAACGTCATTATGTGTAGTTGAAGATATTAGATATATTGATTCTTTTCATAATGAAAATGAATTCATACAATATTGTGCACGATACAGTGTATTTTCTGAAAATGAATTGAAAAAATTTTATCAAACAAGAAGATACCCTTACATTATTAGTTTTACATATAATCTAGCTTTACCTAAAAGAATAAATCGTGCTAAACTAATTAAAGAAATTGGTTTGAATCCTAAAAACCGTTGGGGTGTTGTTAAATTAACCGATAAGCAATTTGACGATATAATTAAACTTGGTGCTGTAGATGAAAGTATTATTGTCAATAAAACCTGAATTTGTTGAAAAGATCCTTAATGGGACAAAGAAGTTTGAATTCAGGAAAGGTCTTTTCAAAAACCCGGATGTAAAATCTGTGGTTATTTATTCAACAATGCCTGTCGGTAAAGTTGTTGCTGAATTTGACATTGCAGACGTTATAGAAGACAAGCCAAGTATTGTATGGGAAAAAACAAGCCAATACGCAGGTATCAGCAAACAATTTTTTGACTCATATTTTCATAGCAAAGAAAAAGCCTTTGCTATAGAAATTGGCAATTTAAAAATCTATGATCAACCGCTTCATCTAAGTTCATTAGGTGATAACATAACGGCCCCGCAATCATATCGGTACTTATGATGTATGTAACCTCAAGCATCATACATTGACACTGGTTATACATACAGTAAAAATGCTCTCTATTGGAGGGCATTTTTTATGGCAGTACGAAAACTCACCACAGGAAAATGGCTTTGCGAATGTTACCCCGCCGGACGTAGTGGACGTCGTGTGCGTAAACAATTCGCCACCAAAGGCGAAGCTCTGGCTTTTGAGCGTCACACGATGGAAGAAACCGAAGCAAAACCCTGGCTGGGTGAATCAGTGGATCGTCGAACACTGAAAGACGTGGTTGAGCTATGGTTCAAACTACATGGTAAATCTCTGACGGCTGGGCAGCATGTCTATGACAAATTGCTGTTGATGGTTGACGCTCTGGGAAATCCCATTGCAACCGATCTCACCTCTAAAATGTTTGCCCACTATAGAGATAAACGCCTGACAGGAGAGATCTACTTCAGCGAAAAATGGAAGAAAGGAGCAAGCCCGGTCACCGTTAACCTGGAGCAAAGCTATCTAAGTAGTGTTTTTAGCGAACTATCCCGCCTGGGCGAATGGTCGTATCCGAACCCACTGGAGAACATGCGAAAATTCACCATCGCAGAAAAAGAGATGGCATGGCTTACCCATGAACAGATTGTTGAATTGCTGGCTGATTGCAAACGTCAGGACCCAATTCTGGCCCTGGTAGTCAAGATCTGCTTAAGCACAGGCGCACGCTGGCGAGAAGCAATAAATCTTACCCGTTCACAGGTGACTAAATACCGAATTACCTTTGTCAGAACGAAAGGGAAGAAAAACAGAAGCATCCCTATCAGTAAAGAGCTTTACGAAGAGATCATGGCGCTTGATGGGTTCAATTTCTTCACAGACTGCTATTTTCAATTTTTATCCGTGATGGAAAAAACGTCTATCGTGCTCCCTCGCGGTCAACTCACACACGTTCTGCGCCATACGTTTGCGGCGCACTTCATGATGTCGGGTGGAAACATTCTGGCCTTACAAAAAATTCTCGGACACCACGATATAAAAATGACGATGCGTTACGCACATCTGGCACCGGATCATCTGGAAACGGCGCTCCGTTTCAATCCTCTGGCAACGCTGCCAAGTGGCGACAAAGTGGCGGCAGCGGTTGGCATTACCCCGTAA